ATACTCCGCAGTTAGTTTGCTCAGTAGTTGCATCCATAGTTGTGTTTACTGAAGATGTTCTCAAGCAAACAAGGTTTTTGAAACCAGTGCTACCAACATTGGTAATATCGATTTCAATGTTTTGTAATGATCCTAATACTTGTCCCATTTTTACTTTTATTTTTGGTTAACTAAATTGTTTATTGTTATAATTTTTCTTGCTACATAATTATCACCATCTTGCAATGGCAAGTATCTTGAACTTGATCTGCCAATAGGAAAAACCTCAAAATTAGCATCATCAAATCCATCTACCTGAGTATCAGGTATAAGTATATTTAAAATTTGTGATGCAATATTATCAACAACTCCTAAGTCGTTTACTCTATATTGCTCACTAAAAATATCAACCACTACTTCTACATTGTTGCCAAACGAATGGTTAGTGTTGTCACTCACCTCATTTATATTACCTATCACTACGTAGTTTTGTGGTGTAGTATCAAATGGAGTTTGTCCGTACACTGGCACATCTTTGCCATTATAAGACAAGTTGCCATTCAAGGCATTTACATAAATAATTCTAACATTATGTGCGCAATCAATCATCCTCTCTTAATTACTTGTTTAATGTTAGATATTAATGAAACTAATCCACTCTTAAATGCTGGATATAAATATGGATTTGGTCTTGTTACACCTTTACCATTTTTATAATAGTTATATGCCAAATCTTGCCATTCTTTTTCTTTGCCTGGATATAAACTAAAGTATTTACCAGTACCAAACTCTATATAAGCAGCAAGTGGGTCATTAGTTCTACCAGCAATTAAGCTATAATATAAAAATCCATTTTTCTTTGACCTAATAGATTGTTTTACTTCTGGAACATCTAAATAAAATGCAGCTTTAGCATTAGTCACCATCAATTCAACAGAGGCATTCATCTCGTGGTCAATTTCAGTTATGATTTTATCATAATTTGATTTTACACCAGATAATGCTTTTTCTATACCAGTTATAGTAGCATTCATTCTTGCCATACTATATAACTACTTTTTTATATTGATGATAGTTAAGACCATCCCAGAAAGGATATTGTGAAATAATCCCTTTAGGATCAGCGTTCATCTTCTTACCTCTGTTCTCGTACATCCAAGCCACAAGGGTTAGTATGTCGTTCTCCAAATCTGCTGGTATACTACCATACCCAGCTTGGTAAGTAATCTCATAAGTGCCACCCATATAGAACCACAACTTGTTACCAATCTTCTCGTAGTCCTCATTTATATCTAAAGTGTCCCACATATTTATCCCACTCTTGTATCTAACCAAGTCAATACATCCAAGTGGTCCATAAGGCAAATCTACCATCCAAACCGCCGGTACTTCACCAGTTAGTTCAATATAGCTCTTAATTGTCTTGTTAACAAGTGATAAGCCAGTTAGTTTCTCTAAATGCTTTCTTGAGCTTGTGATAAGCTCGTCAATCAAAGTATCGTCAGTATTATAGGTAATTCTCATCCAATCTTTGGCTTGTGTGCGGCTCACTGGCTCTACACTTGCATCAGCGGTGACTATGATACTATCTATATAAATCGCCATACTTATCCGTTGTATTTATTAACTTCTTCTCTGAGCCACTGCTCAAACTCATCAAGTGCTTTTCTTGGGTCGTGTTCTCTTCCTCTTCCTTTTGCTTTTTTAGATGCTGCTGCGTAGGCTTTGGCATCGTCAAGTTTCGTAATTTCTTTAACCCAGCTTTCAATATCATTTCTATCCTTTATAAATATACCAGCCTTGGCACAATTTTCTTTCAGTCCTTCTGCCTCTGTACTAATCACTGGAATCCCACAACACATCGCCTCAGTAGCAGTTATACCCCAACTCTCATATTTGCTTGGCATAAGAAGTATGCGAGTCTTTTGATAAACCGAAAGTATATTAGTTGTTTTGTCAATATAAGTTATATTAGGCAAGTCTTTAATAATTTGTTCGTCATAAGACCCTTTTACACCTAAGAACTTCTTGTGAGGCATAGCCTTCGCAATCTTATAAAATATCTCACCGCCTTTGTTTTCATTAAGATTAATAAGCGTAATATATTCATTATCAGCACTATCAACCCCTAATTCAAAATCACGATAGTCAGTAGGTGGTGTGAGTATAAAGTTACTCCATTTGTAACCCAATTTTTGTTTTGCCCATAAAGAGTTATACACTATATGTTGAGAAATATTTGCGTTTTGTATTTCAGGGTATAAATGAGTATTATGTATAAGATGAAATACGGGTTTCTTCATCATACTACCCATACCTATTGTCCATCTTGTATAGTCTAAATGTGTAAAAACACAATGACTCCATCTAAATAAATTCTCTATAACATTAGCGTTTGGAGGAAATACATCTACACCATCGTAAGTATATGTAGTAGTAATTTTATAGTGATTTGCTTGATGCAGTAAAACCCTTACATTATGCCCTTTACTCTGTAAATTTTTTATTATTCTATGAGACATCATCTCAGCACCGCAAAGATGCTGAGGAGGATATAAGTGTATGCTAAAAAGTATATTCATAGATAATGTCAGCTTCTAAGTTTATAATATTAGTTGGGTTAGTTTTTTTCTCGAAATATTCTAAAAACTCATTATCAACGTAATGAGTCTCAAATTTTAATTGTTTTATTTTGTACTTGTTAATATCAATGCTATCAACAATTACTTGGTCATACCCTTCACAATCCACTTGCACATAATCAACCTCATTAAACCCATACTTCTCACATAACATATCAAATGTTACCGCCTTTGCTTCGTGGTAAGTCAACTCATCTATCTTAGCCAAATATCTATTGAGTGGTGTGCCAAATTTAACTACACTACTACACCCTCCCAAAAAATCCTCAGCATCAGGCAAATATGCCATCACAATGTCCTCTACCCTATCACTAACAACCGAGTTCTCTAAATATACCTTACAAGGTAGTTTCTCTACGTTTTCTTGCAGTTTCTTAAACTGATGTGGGATTGGCTCCACAAATAATGCAACATCATCTTTTGTTAGCTTGTCAAATATATTGTCAAAGCTAACTCCATCCATTGCCCCTATGATAATATAATTCATAAGTTAAAATAAGGGGAGAGAAAACCCCCTCCCCTATATTTATAAACCTTAGATAGCACCGTAGATAGCAGCTGAAGGCTGGAACTGCAATAGTTCGCAACGAGCCTCTGCTCTGAAAGTGATAAGGTTCTTGATGAAATCATCTTGATCGAACTCGGTAGAACGAACTGCAAGACCGCTTTGCTGAGCAATAGCGAACTTAGTAGTGTCCATAACGTAGATCTTAGAAGCAGTAACCAAAGAGTGAGGTATAACTGGTACACCTACGATTCTTACGTTACCATTGTTGTCGATAACCATTCCACCAGGAAGTGAATAGTCACTTGGCTTGGTTTTCAACAATGATGCCCAACCAGCGTGAGTGGTCAAAGCAAGGTTTGGAGTCCAGTTCAATGCACCAAGTTGTGCTACGTAGTCGATGAACTTCTCAGCGGTGTTAGCACCAGAAGAAGAACCAGCAGTTGCAGAAGATGCGATAGCGTTAAGATAATAAGTATCTTCAGCCTTTTGGAAATCTTCAATCAATGACTGCTGAAGGTATGCTTGTAAGAATGGCAAATCATCAATCATTTGACGAGATACCTTAGCATAACCAGCGATGAAAGACAACGCAGTGTTTACAACTGTTACATCGTAATCAACTTGCGGCTTTGCAGAACCTTCAGTTTGCTTACCGAAAGAACCTTCACCTACCGGAGTGTTACCTCTTGGGAAAGACACAGAACCAGTTGATACTGGGATGATGTTGAACACACTTCTAAGGTGTGGGTTAACGAAGCTACGAAGAGCTGGGTTGTCTACATAAGATGTGTAAACAGAACCAGTCAAGTTGTTACCGATGGTCATTACACCTACTGCTTTCAAATCGATGTCAGCAGAGAAACCTTTACCATTGCTACGTGCAGCAGCTTTGATTTCGTTCCAGCCTTTTTCGATTGCAGAACCAATCTCAGCCTTGATGTTGTTTACGTGTTCAGCGTAAGAAGTTGCAACTTTCTTCTCAGCGTTTGCGCTCAACTTACCAAAAGCAGCCTTAGCTTCTTTTACTTCGTTGATTGCTTCAGCAAGAGATTTGTTAGACTTCTCCATTTGCTCGTTGATTTGCTCTACCTTAGAGTCAAATGCCTTTGCAGCCTTCTCGGTTACACTTGCAACCTCAGCTTTTTGTTCTGCCAATTTTGATTCGAGGGCAGATTCGAATGCTTTTAAATCGCTCATTTTTTAGATTTTATTAATTATTGATATAAATGAACCCACTGGCAATTCAGCTTCTTTTTGCTGCGGCTCTGTCGCAATGACTGGAGCAGTGCTACTCATCATCTCTATTGCTTGTGCGAGTTGTTTTACTTTTATTAAGCATAGGTCGATTGTCTCATCAGTGACATCACTATCACGAATAAACTTTTCGAATGCTTTGATTTGATCCTTAACCTGTTCTACGTTACCCATATTTTTTAATCCTAATAATGGTGTATTCTCATTTGCACCCCAAGCGGTTAAACTTGAGCCTTCAAATAGCATCACCTCGTGTATCTCATTAGCCTCACCACTCTTTTGCTCTCTTAGTGTCCTAAAGCCAATAGAATGCTCACCAATGAGTCCAGACTCCACCATCTTAATAAAGTCCTTACCAAGTTGGTGTGTGCCAACCTTGGACTCGTAATAGAGTCCGTAGCTATCTTCTTTTAGACTCAACAACTTACCTAAAGGTTTAGATGGGTCGTGGTTTAGTAAGTGCTTAATCCTTTGCTTACCTTCAACACCCCAATCTTGGATAGAACGCTTAAATGCACCTGGCATCATAATGTCGCCATCACTATCCACCATACCAAAGGCAGAGAAGTAACCACTTACTACCCCACTTTTCGCATCAACATCTTTTACTTCTAACCCAAAAGATTTGTAATTGTATATCATATTTTTATTCGTTGTATTATCGTTTTTAATTGTCTCTTCCTTCTGTCCCTCCTCTGCCAAATAAGCCCTATAAGCCGATTCGGCATTCTCTCTGCTGGTATATACACATTCACCTTCCCCAATCCTAAATTTTCCGTTTGAACACGCATAAATTGGCATATCATTTCATTATTAATTGTCCGTTTGCATCACGCTTCGGAATGAATCCTACTGCGCATCTGCAATTAATTGTAAATCCTTTTGGTGCCGTTGGGTCGCCAGGTGCATCTACCACAATAGGTCTACCAACTTTATCCGCACTAATGAATGGCTCGTTGTATGCTACAATCTGCCCATCCATATTCCAATGGTCAAAGAAGTCTTTAGGTATGCGCCTTGTTCTCGCATCTCTTGTGCTTATCCAAATCTTATCAACTTGGAATGGCAACTTCTCTGCACCTTTTAATGCTGCATAGTTGCTCGACCTCATCACCTCTGTTCTTGCTATCATCACGCTTCTATACTTCGCATATTGTATCTGTGGGTCGCTAAGTATCAACTTTGCTATCTCCTCATTGCTCAAGCCTTGTGCCATTGCATCGTTGACTATTACTATCAACCTATCTTTGGTTGTCTTAGTCATTAGTGATGCAAGTAAAAATCCCCATTGAATTAAAAATGATGTTATCTCGTTCAAAAACTCATCATTCAACCCAAATGGATTTGCAGCCTTCTTGCTATCCACACTCACCGCTCTAAATGTTGCGTTGCCGAATGTAGTAGCCACCTCTCGGTACATCTGCCTCATTATAGGCATCAGCTTCTCATCCCACGCAACTGCACCAAGTCCACTCACCGCAGCACTCGCACCATCTCTTCTCACACTTCTTGCAAAGTTCTCTAACTCACCCTTTAATACTCCAAAAAACAAAGAACTATATTTCTTATCAAGAGTTCTTCGCAGCCTCTCCACCTTCAGCCAATATGTCCCTCGCTGCGTTGCGTTCATCAGTCAGTTTTATTTTATACGACATCCTCACTTGCATCCTCATTGTTCGCTCCGTTAGGCACGTCATTTCCGTAGGGATCTTCGGAAATCTCGTCATCACGATCGCCCATATCTCTTTGTCTGTTGTCGTTGCTATTATCATCAGCTATGCTTAAGTCCATCATTACTTGAGTGATTGGTACAAGTCCTTGATTGATATAACTCATATCCCACGCACCCTCTTTCTTAGAATAGTTCATCGCTACTCTCTTCTCATCCATTGTTAGCCAGTTCGCATCACGAAGAGAACGTACCATCCTCTCCATATCTTGCTGCATCTCGGGTAATGCAGTAATGTCAAAGTCAATAAATACATCTTCACCAAATCTTGGTACAAGCCATTTGTTCAACTCATCTCTCAACGAGCAACACATTGGCATAATCGTGTTGGTAATTAGGTCACGCATTGCATTTTGGTAGTTGTTGTATGATGACGTATCAACATCGAACAATACCGCTGGCATTCCAAACACTCTACACCACTGATGAAGGCTCATCTGCATTGTCTTAACAAGCTCCATATCTACTGATGATAGACCAAAGTTTAAATAGTCCCAAGGAGTTTGTAGCACCGCAACCTTGCCTTTATTGTCCACAGTGTTGATGTCCTCATTCACTGCTCTTTTAATTATATTTGCTTGTTCTATTGTGAAGTTTGGCACTATCGTTCCTAATGGCTTAGGAGTAATTGCACCCTTTGCTCCACCATTCGCCGCCATCATCGCACTCGCATCAGCAGCATTATTGCTCATACGAAGTGTTTTGTATGCAGCTCGTAATGGCGACAACCCACGCAAGTGCGTTCTTGTAGTTGCATCAAAGTCTGGGTTCCAAGTTTTCCAAGCACATACTTGATCCTTCGGAATGTCTATTCCTCTGTCCACCATAAGTCTATACCCAACGAGTCCGTAGAGGTCGTTAGGGTCGGGGTAGATGTCCAAGAAATGTGTTGGAAGCACGTTAAGCTCAACGAACTTACCGCCCACCTTTCCATCATTGCCGTAAATATTACCTTCTCCTGATAAAAATCTATAACCAAATAAGTTTTCGAGGAATTGGTCTTGTGCTTGGTATTCATTCGGTCTTTCTAATAGTCTCGCTAATTCAGAGTTCATCACAATGTTCTCACTATATGCGTTCTTCCTCTCTATCACTGCTCTCTCAAACGCACCTTGATTGCCTAAGCCTTTTGTTAATTGCTTATAGCGAAGTAATGATGTCTTACCCTTCTCTGTATTATTTGTTTTGTAAACGTACCAAGGTATTGATGCCGCTTTACGTGCAAGAAATGACACGATGCTATACACATCTGCATTACCTAAATATCCTTCGTAAACATACTTACCATTCTCATACTCTTGTAACAACGCTCCGTTGATGCCCCTAATATTTGTTGTTACGTTCTGGTTAGGATTTAACGCTTTCTTTTTGAATATGTCTAATAAACCCATCTATTTTTATATTGCACCCCAAGTAACACTTGGGATAGTTAATTTACTAAATATGCCGTATCTTAACGCGTCACAGTTATGAACTAAAACGCCATTAGCAAAATACTCATGGTCCTTATCAATATTCAAGTCATAAACCCTCTCTATCCAACTTTCTCCTCGCTCTAAGTGCTTTAGCTTTGCAGTTTGGATGGCAAAACCTTGAATGAGCCGCTTTTTTAGTATAAGTTTTTCCGCATTGCTCACAGTCTCTACTTCCATAATCTGATTTACCAAAATTTTGTTTAAGAGCGTGTTGTCTGTGCCACTCTCTTCCTTCTTCAGATTTATGCCAATCGACTGCTGCTTTAATACCTTTCTTTTGAAATTCAACAAACCATTCTTTATTTTCTTCAACCCTTTTCTTAATGTGTTCAGATAAGTGCGTTTTGGAAACCAAGAGTTGTAAATTTTCTGGTCTATTGTTCCAAGTGTTTCCATCAATGTGGTGTATATGGTATCCCTTAGGTCGCTTTCTTCCATTGATCTGTTCCCAAACGTACCAATGCATTTTAATTGGTCCATTATTAAAGTAGCGTTCTCCTGATTGCAATTTGAAAGACTTTCCTCTATAAAATTGCTTAGGTAAACCGTCATCCCCGATTGTAATTTCGAAATCTCTATCCATCCTTTGTTAGTTTTTACCAAATGATTTGGTGTACATATCAAAGTTATGGAATGCGTATCGAAATGCATCGTGAACTTTTCCACAAGATGTTCTCCGTTATCAAAGAGCTTTTTTACTTCTCGTATTCCTTTTGAAGTTACCACTAAATCTCCAGGAACAATATCTTTTATTTCTTTTTCTTCATCTCTCAACTGAATCTTAGTTGATCCGATAAAGCAGATATGGTCATTAAACTTCACGGGAGCATCAAGTTTGTTTCCATTGCGGTCAGTCTTCCAACGATAGTTTTTTATTTCCTTTAACAAATTTACACTATCTTGGTGAATAAACAATGGTGTCGCTTTTACCGTCTTTATTCCCTCCGTCACATCCTTGTTAGCCGGTTTGGCATTGAACCCTCCCCTCACTATACTCTCTATCGTTTTCGGCTCGGCAGCATCACAATACAAATCATCCCACTTCTCAATCCCTAAAGTCTTTAATCTCTCTACCACATCGTCAGTTGTCATCTTAGGCTCGTATATCAACTCTTGACAATACGCAGCATCTTCGTGGAACACAACCTTCACCAATGCAGTAGGCACGTTAAACCCAAAGTCCAATCCGTATACCACCTCTCCATCCTCAGGCATCTGCTCCGTTGTTTTCCAATGCGAGTATATCAAGTCTTGACTAAGTCCCCTCTCTCCTAATCCATAGATAGTCCAATAGTTAGGGTCTGCATCCTTTAACCTCTCAAGCTCGGTTATCAACTCCGCTGGGAGGAATGGGTTATCTCTGAAAGTTGTTATGTGAAAATCCGCATCATCTCTTGGAATAACTGAATCGTAAATCCAAGATGATAAGTCAGAAGGGTTATAGTCAATCACTATCTTACCCTCAGTTCTCATAATCAACTGCATCCAAGCCTCATAAGTCAATTCGTTAGCCTCATTGCAGAATAAATACGTTCTTGCACGACCACGAATCTTTTGAGGTTGATCTGCCGATACAAACTCTACAATATTGCCATTCAAAGAATAAATCTGGTCCGTCTTGTTGTGATTATCCTCACTATAAATACCAAGACGGGAAAGTATATCTATAAAATCCCTTAAAACCGTACCCTTAATGCTCGGAAGCGATTGTCGGACTATTGTTAAGGTCTTACCATTTTCTTGTAACAACTTTACAATAAACCAAATCAGAATATTATAAGTTTTCCCACTACGAGAACCTCCTTGCATTACCGTTATCCTCTTGTCAGACTCCGTGAGTATCTCAAATATCTTGTTAGTCTTAAGTGTTGCATCCATAGAAAAAATAAAATTTTAGTATTAGTTTATCAGTTTGAAAAGTATGGTATAAAAGGGTGTCATCGTATATATCAAAAGTTAGATGGTCTAAAAAGTTGCTACCAAATTTGTTAACTTACCCCGCCTCGGCCTGGTTTCGTTTTCTTTAAGTCCCCCTCATTGTATCTTGCTCATAATCAATTACTTATCCCACTTTTGCCACCTTGTCATACTATTCGCTTATAAGGTATATTATGATAAATAGGGCGTTAATCTATTCATATTCAATTAGTTACACATTACTTCTTCTTTCACTATTTGCGGCTTGACTACCTCGATACTAACCTGGTTCAATTGTCCCTCGAT